TGTACTCTGGGCTCCATTAATTGGGGAGCATTCCGCAATCCTGAGGATATGCGTAGAGCTTGCCGCATCCTTCAGCGTAGTCTATGCAACATACTGGACTACCAAGACTTCCTAAGTATTCAAAGTAAACTAAGCAACGACGAAATCCAACCATTGGGTATTGGCGTTACTAACTTAGCATACTGGCACGCCAAGCGTGGACTCAAGTATGGCGAAAAAGATGCACTACAAGATGTCAAGACATGGATGGAGCATCAAGCCTACTACCTAACAGAAGCCACAGTTGAATTGGCCAAAGAACGTGGACCTTGTCTGCATAGCGCACATACACGATACGGTCAGGGAGAGTTTCCTTGGGAGTTACGTGCTAAAGGTGTTAATGAACTAGCAGACTTTACTCCGGAACTTGATTGGGAAACTTTGCGTGGCGAGATGTTAGAACACGGAGTTAGAAATGCTACACTTATGGCCATTGCCCCTGTTGAAAGTTCTAGTGTTGTCATTAACAGCACTAATGGCATTGAAATGCCTATGTCGCTTATTTCAGTTAAGGAAAGCAAAGCAGGTTCCTTTGTACAAGTTGTCCCCGAGTATCATAAACTCAAGAACAAATATCAAATGATGTGGGAACAGAAAGACTGCGATGGTTACTTAAAGACTGCGGCTGTACTTGCGGCCTATGTTGACCAGTCAATTAGTACAAACACATTCTACAATCCAGCACACTTTGCGGATCGTAAAGTGCCAACTACATTGATTGCTAAGAACTTGATGCAGGCACACTACTGGGGACTAAAAACTTTCTATTATAGCCTAATCAACAAGGCAGGTAGTAAAGCCAAAGAAGAAGAACTAGTACAAACTGTAGCACAGAATTATGTAGAAGTAGATTTAGAAGACGATTGTGAGGCATGTAAATTATAATGGACGCTTACGACATACATCAAGAAATATTTAAAGCGTGGCAACAGTTGGCACACAAGGCCGATGCTACGAATATTAAGAAAAACTTTACTGAAGTTCCTGTGTACGTCGATGGCCGTCCAGTTAAACGTGTAACAATCGTAGACGGACAAATAACATTGGAAACAAAATGAGTAAAGCGCAATACAATTTAAACACAAAGACAGACTATCTTAATCGTAAGATGTTCTTGGACCCACAGGGTCCTGTTACTATTCAAAGATTTGAGGAAGTAAAGTATCCTAAAATTCAAAATTTCGAAACTACTGCTCGCGGCTTCTTTTGGGTACCTGAAGAAATTAGTTTAACTAAGGACGCACAGGACTTTAAAGATGCCAGCGATGCCGTAAAACATATCTTTACATCTAACTTGTTGCGTCAAACAGCGTTAGATAGTTTACAAGGCCGTGGCCCAAGTCAAATCTTTACTCCGGTCGTAAGTCTGCCAGAACTAGAAGCACTGGTTTACAACTGGACATTCTTTGAAACAAATATTCATAGTCGTAGTTACAGTCATATCATCCGTAACATCTATAATGTGCCTAAAGAAGTATTCAATACTATCCACGACACTAAAGAGATTGTAGACATGGCTAGTAGTGTAGGCAAGTATTATGACGACCTACACTTAATTAACTGCCGCAAAGAACTAGGCGAAGAAATTTCCGAAGTAGAACACGTCAAGTCAATTTGGTTAGCGTTGAACGCAAGTTATGCCTTAGAAGCATTCCGCTTTATGGTATCGTTTGCTACAAGTCTAGCAATGGTAGAAAATAAAATCTTTATTGGTAATGGCAACATTATCAGTTTAATTCTACAAGATGAATTACTACACAAAGGTTGGACTGCCTATTTGATCAATCAAGTAGTCAAAGAAGATCCACGCTTTGCTCGAATCAAGACAGAGTGTGAAGCAGAAGTCTTGGCGCTATATATGGATGTAATACGTGAAGAAAAAGCATGGGCCGACTACTTGTTCCAAAAAGGACCAGTGATTGGATTAAACGCTAACATTCTTAAAGACTTTGTAGATTACACCGCATATAACGCACTCAAGGAGATTGGCATTAAGTACACTAACCCTGCACCTAAGACAACTCCTATTCCTTGGTTTAACAAGCACAGCGATACTAGTAAAAAACAAACTGCTCTACAAGAGAATGAAAGCACTAACTACGTTATTGGCGTTATGAGCGATGCAATCGATTATGACGCATTACCAAATTTATAAGAGAGAAGTATGATTACAGTATATTCAAAACAAAACTGTCCGTTTTGTGACAGAGCAAAAGCATTGTTAGAAAGCAAAGGTATTCCATTTAAAACAATTATGATGGAAGATGAACCAGATGCACGTGAGTTCCTTATGGATCAAGGCTTGCGTAGTGTTCCACAAATTTTTAAGGATGGCGTTCTCCTTCCTGGTGGCTATCAGGGCCTAGCAGGTAAAGACGAAGCATTTTTTGAAACATTAAAGGGATAATATGTTAATTGACAAAGGCGTATCAGTAGGCGAAGTAATTACACTTAAACTAACTTCAGGAGAAGAATTAGTAGCCAAACTTACAGAGGAAACAGCAACTTACTATAAGTTGAGTAAGCCAATGGTTATTGGTATGGGTGCAAAAGGACCAGGACTTATGCCGTATTTGTTTACAGTAAGTCCCGACAAAGAAGTTAAACTACTTAAGACTACTGTAACTGTAGCAGAAGCAACAGACAAACAGTTTGCAGATCAGTTCATTCAAACAACAACTGGGATCACGTTAGCGTCTTAATTACGCTGAAAACGGTTGATCTAAACTACTAGGCAAGGCCGCTTCAGGCTTTGCCTTTATCAAATCCGCATACGTTTTAAAATATTTTGCTTCCTCTTCATCGGATAATACAGCCGATGTTTTAATAGCAGTTTCAATACTCAACGGTGCTTCGCCGTATGTTTTATTTTCGTCAAATAACTTTTTAAGCAATTGCCACTGACGTGCTCTCTCATTAGTTTGAGCTTGAGTACGACTAGCACCTTTCCAAAAAACAGAATATTCTTGGAAGTTTGCGTTAAGTTTATCACGCTTATCTGAGTAATACGTTTCTTCGGCTGTTCTAGTAGCAGGATCTGGTTTGTCTTTTACTACTTGTCTTCCTTTATCTCGTATAGCAACATATCCAGGGTACCAAGCATTAAGATTTTTTTCAAAATTATCTTTGGCAGTAATAGTCTCGAAGTAAGTCCTAATTTGTCTCCATTTTATTGCATAGGCTTCAACAAATGCCTCTGAAATTTTTTCATTAGGATCTTTGCCAAAGATTCCTGTTTTAGGTGTAGTTGTAGTAGTAGTTTCAGGTTCTTTAATTTTTGTTTCTTTAATCTCAGACTCTGGAGACTTAGGCGGTTGTGCTGGATTGCTGGCAGCGGCCTGTGCAACAACTTTATTAATTTGTGCGGCACTAACTTGACTAGCATCAATCGTAGCGGCCCTGGCCGTGGCCATAATGCCACCTGCAGGTTGAGCCAATTGATTAGCAAATGCAAATGCCTTTAAATCTGCAACACCTGCACTAACAGCCGTATTGGCTTTAGTTTCGATTGCACCAAATGCCGCAGTAAGACCAGCACCCGCAGTAGTCATAGCAGTTTTTAAATTTGCTAGACTACTTAACTTACTGGCATTATCAGGATTAGCGGCAAATGTAGTATATGCCGGATTAGTAATAGGAGGACCACTGGGATTCTGTGGATCCGGGATAGTCTGCGGAGGTACACTATTAGCAAACGAAGTAATTGATGCGCCTGCGCCGGTGGCAAGACTTGATACTTTATCTAAACCTGCCTTAGCAAAATTAGATGCGGTGTTTAATGCCGCAGGAAGTTTTGCACCAAAGTCTGCTCCTGCCTGTGCTACAGTTTTACTAACAGCCTCTGCCTGTGCTTTTAGAGCGGCAGGTCCATCTTGAAATATAGCCAATGCACCGCTGGCGGCTTTTAGTTGTTCTTCAGTTGGTGGTGCACCGGCTGCTAATGCTTTCTTAGTTGTTAGATCCATATTAGCCTGTGCTACTGCCATTAATTTAGGAAGTTGCGCCTGCGCCGCGGCCATCTTTGCGGCTACTGCGGCCTGTGCAGAAGCAAGTCCTTCGCTGACATCAGAAGGCAATGATCCAGCAACGTCGCCGATTTTATTAATCGAAGCGGTAATACTTTTATTAATAGATCCATTTTTAATAGCATCTATAGTAGCATTTAAACTAGGACCATTAGAATCTGCCGGGGGAGTAAATGTGCCTGCATCTGCAGGAGGCTTAGGAAATGAACTGGCTATCTTCTTTGCCGCATCATTAACTATACTAGCCGCAGATTTGATTAATGTACCGGTTTGTTGACCAAATCCATTAGTAGCAAAATCAAACCCATCTGGTGGGCTAGGTAAATTTAGTAAAGGCATTGTTACGCTCCGTCATTAAACACATTAGAACTTCCGGTGATAGTTGTATATGTATCTCCGCCTTGTCCAAGGCCTGTATCTCCAATACGATGCACAGGCAAGTTTTCTGCAAACACAGTAGCAGATCCAGTAAGTGTTTGGCTAGTATGTCCGCAGGATTGTTCGCCAGGATCTCTAGTGGCTACTAGTTGTGCTAGGTTGTTTGTAAACACAGTACTGCATCCGGCAATGTGTGTGGTAGTATAATCTACCGGTGGGCTAGGGGAGTGCAAAGGACATTTTCCTTCTCCCAAATCTGTTAATCTTGCTAGTGCTGGCATATTCATATTTATCGGTTGACAACTACCAAAAATAATACTAAACTACGATAATTGTGCGATAAATATTACTACAACGGAGACACGACATGATTACAATAACAGAAACCGCTGAAAAAGAAATTCAAATGGTGCTGGATGAAAGCAAAGAAAAATACCTTAGAATTGCAATAGAAGGTGGAGGATGTTCGGGATTTAATTACGTGTTCGATTTTGCAAAAAACAAAGAAGAAGACGACTTTGAATTTGGTAGAATATTAATAGATTCAATGAGCATGAACTATTTGCAAGGAGCCAAAGTCGACTTTATCGATGACTTAATGGGCTCTAGTTTTAATATTGAAAATCCAAATGCACAAACAACTTGTGGATGTGGAAGTTCGTTTTCAGTTTAAGGAGATTAAATGGCTTATTCCGATAGAGTTATAGATCACTACGAAAATCCTCGCAACGTAGGTAGTTTCCCTAAAGACGAGGAAGGCGTTGGCACAGGCATGGTGGGAGCACCTGCTTGCGGCGACGTGATGAAGTTACAAATTAAAGTTAATAACGAGGGCATTATTGAGGATGCGAAATTCAAGACATACGGATGCGGAAGTGCTATTGCTAGTTCATCGTTGGTCACCGAGTGGCTCAAAGGAAAAACGTTGGATCAAGCGGGAGAGATTAAGAACAGCGCGATTGCCGAAGAACTTGCACTTCCACCCGTTAAAATCCATTGTTCAATTCTTGCGGAAGATGCTATCAAAGCCGCAGTAGCAGACTACAAGGCAAAAAATGATATCACTGTCTGAGAAAGCCGCAGAGCGAGTAAAGATTACACTAGACCGTAGGGGCAAAGGGCTAGGCATTCGATTAGGTGTTAAAACTACAGGCTGTAGTGGAATGGCTTATATGATTGAATTTGTTGACGAGCCCACAAAAGAAGATATGAGTTTTGTTAGTCACGGTGTACACGTATTTGTTGATCCAAAAAGTCTAGCATACCTGGACGGTGTACAAGTTGAATGGGTAAAGAAAGGTCTTAACGAAGGATTTGACTTTACCAATCCAAATGAACGTGACCGTTGTGGCTGTGGCGAGTCATTTCGAGTATAAACCAAAACACTTGACAGTTACCAAAAGTTGTTATATAATAATCCTATAGTAACAATATTTGGAGGTAACTTTGAGTATGCACTTAGAAGGCCCGTGGCTTAGTACCACTGGCAAAAAGAAAGGCAAACAAAAGTTTCGTTCTGCTGAACATGCCAAAAAGGCTAGAGAGTTAGACGAAAGTTGGAAGGCACTTCAAAAGAAGTGGGCCATCGAAGCCGAAGATAAAAAACGTAAGCGTGGACTAGCGGCACCGACGATGAATCCGGTAGTCAACAAGCCATTCGTTAGAGAAACACCAAAGATTGCTAGTTTACCATTTACTGGCGGTCCTTGTTTAAAAGCACCAGATAAAGTTTATACAGGCACAATGATCAAAGGCATCGGTACTATGCACAAGAGTAATGCAGTTCCAATTTTTAGTAATGAAGAAGCCGTAGAAATCTCCAAAATGAGAAGATAGGGCCTATTTAACTAGTGATTTTGGAATTATGAACTATATATTTGTACGTTTCGCAAAGAAACTAAGATAGTTGGATTAAAGTATGTCACAAGCAGAAACAATCCTGCGAGTCTTGGCCAATTGGAAACCCGTGAGATTCGGGCGGTCAAGTTCGCCAAAGGCACACAAGTTATGAGATTGTGCGTCCAATGGAGACAACTACACGAACCCAGGGTTCTTTAATTGAGCCTCGTGAAGTTAACTCCCTTAATGTAATGTTGTTGCGGTGCAATATTATGCCCAAAATAACACTAAGTGAAAGGAGGACTTATGGAAAAGTCATTTAGATTAGTATCCTATTTTTTAGGATTAGTTATGGTTGCCGTTTTGGTTCAAACTGTAACGACTACAAAGTTTCAGTCGTTGCGTGAACGAGGCGGGCTATACTCACAGGACGTAGTGTCTATCAAGACACGAGAGCGTCAATTAGATTGTTTGGCAATCAACATTTATCGCGAAGCAGGTTATGAGCCATTCGAAGGTAAGGTT